CTTGGATGCTGTCGATATTGATGGCGCTGTTCAGATTGATAATACGGTAACAGTCGGTGTTGATGGTACAGGGAAAGACGTTAAGTTTTTCGGAGATACTGCGACTAATGGCTATATGCTTTGGGACGAATCAACCGATGATTTAATTCTTGGAAATACTGGTACGTCTAAACTGGGTGTTGGGATTGCTACTCCAGACAATATAGTTCATATTTACGCAGGGGATGCAACTCAAACATCAAGTACATCATTTACACAATTAACAGTTGAACATAGCGCAAATTCCGGTATAAACATTTTATCTGGGGCGAGTAGTAACGGAACTATTTATTTTGGCGATTCTGGTTCAGCATCTGATGGAATTCTACAATATGACCATGATACTCGCGCATTGGCTTTAGGTGCTGCGGGGTCGGTACAAGCCTATGTTACTTCTGGAGGTATTTTGAGCGTTGGCGACAATGCAAACGCCAATATGACTAAAGGTATTACCATTAATCAAGGTACGGCTGATAATTTCATACTTGATTTTAAATCAAGTGATATTGCTCATGGCAGAACAAGTTTTGCAGAAACAGATTCATATTTCTATATGAAAAAAGCAGATGCTACCGGTGGCGGATTAGAGTTTACGGTTGTTGCAGAAGATGCCGGAATAAGCACGGTGGCTCTTTTTCAATCAGTTGGTGGTCAAGCACCAACAACTGCAAGTGCTTCTGATGTCGGGCTTTTTACTTTTTTCGCACAAGAACACGATGGCTCAAATGGTGCTGCCAATGTTACTGCAAATGGCAATGTTTTTAGTATAAGAGCAAGGGTTGGTGGTGCAAACAGAACGGTTTTTAATGTTGATGAAGATGGAGATATTTCTTATGATGGTTCGGATGCGGGTGCTTATGATTATGCAGAAATGTTTGAATGGAAAGATGGTAATCCAGACAGCGAAGAACGGCAAGGTTATTCAGTCGTATTAGACGGTGATAAGATTCGCAAAGCAGAAGGTGGTGAAATACCGATTGGTATTGTATCTGTTAAACCGGCTGTTTGTGGCGATCATCCTAACGAATGGCATAAAACATGGAAAACTGACGAATGGGGACGAAAAATCTATAAAGAAGTACCATGTGTCAAATTTGAAATTCAGCATGAATCAGAACCGGCTACATATTACAAAGAAGGTGATGAACTTCCAGAAGGTAAAGAAATTGGCGATGAAAAGAGCGCAGCGGTTTATATCACAAAAGAAAAACATTACGAAGGTGATGGTATTCCAGATGACTTACCAGATGATGCAGAATCATACACAAAACTCGTATCACAATACTCTGATGAATATGATGAAGAACAAGATTATTCAATAAGGGCTGAAAGAAAAGAATGGTCGCCAATCGGACTGATGGGAAAACTGCGTATGCGTTCTGGACAACCAACGGCTTCATCTTGGATTAAAATGAAAGATGAAGGTAATGATATTGAAATGTGGTTGGTAAAATAAAAAAATGGGAGGCGAAGATATGGAAAAAAGAATCGAGCAACTGAAGGCAGAACAGGCGGGACTTAATATGCGATTAGCAGAAATCAATTTCTTAATTAACGGTTACGAAACTGCGATGAAAGCAGAAAAAGAAAAGAAAGATGAACAAACCGCAGATTGATGAATACCGTGTGGAAGTAGTGGACCGTTTGGCACGGATCGAATCTAAAATTGAATCGATCTTTCAGGAATCCAGGGATACGAAACTGCAACTGCAAATGCAGAATGGACGGGTGCGGAAACTGGAAGGCGGTATGTCTGCGATCCAAGCGATCGGTTCGGTGGTTAGTATTGTTTTCGGTGGGTTCATTGCATACTTATTTAGGAGATAACATGAGTGATTGGTTTAACTGGACAAATTTCTTTTATCTGGCGGGATTGGTTCTTGCCGGTGGCGCGACTTTTGTTGGATTGAGATACAAGAAATTAGTTGATGAAATGAAAGAAGTTTTCAAGGTACTTCAAGAAGCATATGAAGATGACGGCAAACTTGATTCGGAAGAAAGAAAAGCCGTAATGAAAGAAATCCTCGATGTCTTGGGTGCGTTGCTTAAAATCGCTTGGAAATAAAAAATCAATGACATTTGACGAAATAATCGACAATGTTTTGGAATCAGAAGGTGGATATGTCAATGACAAAAATGATGCCGGTGGAGAAACAAATATGGGTATTTCCAAAAGAGCATATCCAGATTTGGACATCAAGAATCTATCCACAGAAGAAGCCAAGCAACTTTATTATGAAGATTATTGGACACCTTCAAAGGCTGACCAGTTGCCAACCCAACTGCGAGAAATTTATTTTGATATGGTTGTAAACTTTGGAAGGCGCGGGGCGGCAATGGTATTGCAACAGGCTTGTAATGGAAAAAACACATACAAGATCAAAGAAGATGGAATGGTCGGGACGGCAACAATAAGTGCATCCAAGAATTTAGAGCCAGACAGATTGAGAGCATATCGAGTATTGAAGTTTGCAAAGATTATAATTAAAAAACCAACACAGGAGAAGTTTTGGTTTGGATGGTTTAGAAGGGCAATCAGAGTATGACATTAGGCAAATCCATTAACAATATTAAAGACAAAGCCAATGACATTGATCTAAATGTTTTGTTTGAAAACCCGGAAGCATATTATAACGACATTGTGGAATTGCTGCATCTTATCAGAGAGATCGAAGAACCGACACGGATTAATTTTAAAGACATTAAGAATAGGATATTTCAGGCATGAGTACATACGAAGCCAGTTATTGCGATACGAACACCGATTTAAGTTATATCGAACCGAACATAAATAATTATAATTTAAGAAGAATATTGCCT